GGTTTGGAACAAATTATCTGTAGCAGAGAAAGAAGTTGGTGGAATACCTAATTCAAGCGAGGACATAAAACAAGCTCATGCCGCCGCAATTGAGATGTACATACAAGCTCACGTTGGTATGTCACAAGATGGATCATTTGGAGACTGTTATTTTAATGAATTATTAAATGACTGGGCTAGATTTGATATAAACAAAAGAACAAAGCATGATGCCTCTATTAGTTCTGGCTTAGCTATCATGGCTAACAATAGACATTTATACGCGCCAAACGCTAAAGTAGAAAAACCAAAACTAAATATAAGTATTGCTAGGTATGAAAATAAGGGCGGTACATCTAAATTAATCAAAGAATAAATATGGCAGAGTCTGTTATAAATAATTATTTTCCAAGCCAAGTCGTTAGTGATTTGGAAAAAATGAGCTATGAGTATGGTTTAAAGGTTGCTAAAGCAATTGAAACAGAATGGTTTAATCAAGATACTGGTTACAATAGATATCATACTAATAAAAATGATTTTCATAATCTTAGACTTTACGCTAGAGGAGAGCAATCAATACAAAAATATAAGGATGAGTTATCTATAAACGGTGATTTGTCCTATCTTAATTTAGACTGGAAGCCAGTGCCTATTATACCTAAGTTTGTAGATATAGTTGTTAATGGTATTGCTGAAAGAACTTACGATATAAAAGCATACTCTCAAGATCCATACGGTGTTGCTAAAAGAACTGAGTACATGGAAGGTATACTTTCTGATATGAGAACAAAAGAGCTTAATGATTTTGCCGCAGAAGCTTTTGGTATTGATCTGTACGAAAACGAACCAGAAACTCTTCCAGAAACAGAAGAAGAATTAGCGTTACACATGCAGCTAACTTATAAGCAGGCGGTTGAGCTAGCTGAAGAGCAGGCTATAAACACTTTGTTAGAAGGTAGTAGATATGAGTTAATTAAAAAACAATTTTACTATGATTTAACTGTTCTAGGTATTGGTGCTGTAAAAACATCTTTTAATACTTCTGAAGGCGCTGTTGTTGAATATGTTGATCCTGTTGATTTGGTATATTCTCATACTGACTCTCCTTACTTTGATGACATATATTATGTGGGTGAAGTTAAAACAATACCCGTAAACGAGTTAGTAAAGCAATTTCCTTTTTTATCAAATGAAGAGCTTGAAGATATTGTTAAAAACAAGTCAAATAAAACAAACTACAATAATTCTAATAGCCACAAAAAAGAAGACAATAATACTGTTCAAATTTTGTATTTTAACTACAAAACCTACATGAACGAGGTTTATAAGGTAAAAGAAACAGGTAGTGGTGCTGAAAAAATACTTCCAAAAGATGATACTTTTAATCCACCAGAAAATATGGAAGGAGGGTTTGAAAAGCTACAAAGATCTATAGAGTGTTTATATGAAGGCGCTTTAATATTAGGTAGCAAAAAACTTCTCAAATGGGAAATGAGTAAAAACATGATGAGGCCTAAGAGTGATTTTACTAAAGTAAAAATGAATTACTCTATTATCGCTCCAAGAATGTACAAAGGTAAAATAGAGTCACTTGTAAGACGTATAACTGGTTTTGCTGACATGATACAACTTACTCATCTTAAACTTCAACAGGTGTTATCTAGAATGGTTCCAGACGGTGTTTACTTAGATGCTGATGGTTTAGCTGAAATAGATTTAGGTAATGGAACAAACTATAGCCCACAAGAAGCGCTAAATATGTTTTTTCAAACAGGATCTGTTATTGGTAGATCATTTACCTCTGAAGGTGATATGAATCCAGGTAAAGTACCTATTCAAGAAATACAATCGGGATCTGGTGGGCAAAAAATGCAAAGTTTAATTCAAACGTACAACTATTACATGCAAATGATAAGAGATGTAACGGGCTTAAACGAAGCTAGAGACGGTAGTACTCCTGATAAAAATGCTTTAGTTGGCGTTCAAAAGCTAGCAGCCGCTAATTCAAACACAGCAACAAGACATATACTACAGTCAGGTCTGTATTTAACAGCAGAAGTTGCTGAGTGTTTATCGCTAAGAATATCTGATATTATAGAGTACTCACCTACAAAAAATGCTTTTATACAAGCTATAGGCGCGCATAATGTTGCAACTTTAGAAGAAATGTCTAACTTGCATTTATATGACTTTGGTATATTTATTGAATTAACTCCTGATGACGAACAAAAAGCTATGTTGGAAAACAACATCCAAATGGCTTTACAACAAGGTTTGATTGAACTTGCTGATGCTATTGACCTTAGAGAAATTAAAAACATTAAACTTGCTAACCAATTGTTAAAACTTCGTAGACAAAAAAAGTTAGCAAAAGACCAAGCAGTGCAACAAGAAAATATACAAGCGCAATCACAAGCCAATATACAAGCTCAACAAGCCTCTGCTCAGATGGAAGTGCAAAAAGCACAAGCAATGTCACAGACGGAAATGCAAATGGAGCAAATGAAAGCGCAGCTTGACGCTCAAAAACAAGCTCAAGAGGTTTTGTATAAAAAAGAATTAATGCAATTAGAGTTTCAAATGAACATGCAGCTTAAATCTATGGAGGTTGATGCTGTTAAAGGAAAAGAAAAAGAAAAAGAAGATCGTAAAGACGAAAGAACAAAAATTCAAGCAACTCAACAAAGCGAGATGATTGATCAAAGAAATAATCAAAAACCACCTAAAAACTTTGAGTCTGCAGGTAATGATATACTAGGTGGAGGATTTGATTTAGGTTCTTTTGATCCCAGATAAAAATTATTAACTATTATTATATTATATTATGGAAGAAAAAAATGAAAGTGTAGCGGAAAACGTTACAAAAGTAAATATGTCAAAAAGTAAAACAAGTACTGAAGACAACATTATAAAAGTAAATTTAGATAAACCACCAAAACCAAAAGAAGATGAAATTAAAGAAGATAACCCTGACAACAAGGGAGTGGTTGCAGAGCCTGATAATGCCGAGCCCACAGAAAAACAAGAAGAAGTACAACCGGAAGAACAAGCACAAGAAGAAACTCCAGTATTAGAAGAAATAACTGAAGAAGAAATTAAAGATGAAGCTGAGGTATTAGCTGAAGATATTATTGATGCCGCTATAGAAAAACAAGAAGATGGCAAGCCTTTACCTGAAAATTTACAAAAAGTTGTAGATTTTATGGAAGAAACTGGTGGTACTTTAGAAGACTACGTAAGTCTTAATCAAGATTTTACCGGTAAAAATGATAAAACTATACTAAGAGAGTTTTACAAACAAACAAAATCACATTTAGATAGTGATGAGATTGATTTTCTTATTGAAGAAGACTTTTCATATGATGAAGAGGTTGATGAGGAAAGAGATATTAAAAAGAAAAAGATTGCGCTTAAAGAGCAAGTTGCCAGCGCAAAAAGCCACTTAGACGGGCAAAAGTCTAAATACTATGAAGAAATCAAAGCAGGTTCAAGGCTAACGCCAGAACAACAGAAAGCAATGAGCTTCTTTAATAGATACAACAAGGAGTCAGAAGAGACTAATAAAATAGCAACTCAACAAGCAGATACTTTTAAATTAAAAACTAAACAAGTTTTTAACGATAAATTCAAAGGTTTTGAATACAACGTCGGAGATAAGAAGTATAGGTTTAATGTGAAGAACGCTGGAGAGGTTAAAGAAACACAAGGCGACATTAATAATTTTGTCAAGAAGTTCTTGAATGAAAAAAATGAAATGTCAGATGCCAAAGGTTATCATAAATCTTTATTTACAGCTATGAATCCCGATGCTGTTGCTAATCACTTTTACGAACAAGGTAAAGCTGATGCTATGAAAACTAGTGTTAGTAATGCTAAAAACATTGATATGAATCCTAGACAACAACATGGAGTTGTTGAAGCAGGAGGAATCAAAGTAAAAGTGTTGGGCGATAACTCTAAAGACTTTAAGTTTAAAATTAAAAACAAATAAATAAATAAATTTAAAAAAACAAAATTATGGCAATTACTCCCGGAGGTAGTTTAAACAGTGTTCCAGCTCCAGAGCAAAAAACACTTTCTACAAACTATCTAGACTTAGCTAATGCGGCAAACGCTGGCTGGTCACAACAATATTTACCAGATCTTATGGAAAAAGAAGCTGAAGTTTTCGGACCGAGAACTATTTCAGGATTTCTTTCACAAGTAGGAGCTGAAGAGTCTATGACTGCTGATCAAGTTGTTTGGTCAGAGCAAGGTAGATTACACCTTTCTTACAAAGGTAATGTAACTAGTGCGGCAGGTGGTACAACACCAAGTGGTGGTGCTGCAACATCAACAATTACACTAGCAACTGACATTGATGGATTAGGAGATGGTACTGATCATTCTATTAGAGTGAATGATACAGTTATTGTAGCTGATTCAACTAATGGTGTTGTTAAATGTGTTGTAACAAGAGTTACAAGAACTGGTGCAGTTGCTACAATCGACGTTGCGCCTTATACACAAGCAAATTTAGCTACAACATCTTCTTTAGCAACAACAGTACTAGTTTATGGTTCTGAATTTGGTAAAGGTGATAGCTATCCAGATGGTGGTACGGCTGCAACTTCAAGTGACTCAAGAGGTGCTAACGAACCAATTTTCAAAACTTTCCAAAACAAACCAATTATTATAAAAGATTACTACGAAGTTTCAGGATCTGACGCTTCTAGAATTGGATGGGTTGAGGTTGCTTCTGAAGGTGGACAATCTGGTTACATGTGGTACTTAAAAGCTGAAGCTGATACAAGAGCTCGTTTTAACGATTACTTAGAAATGGCAATGCTAGAAGGTGAATTAAATACTGCAAACTCTGTAGTTGATGGTTCTGCTATTATTGCTGGATCTGTAGCTGCTGTTGTTGGTGGTATTGGTACTGAAGGTTTATTCGCTGCTATTGAAAAAAGAGGTAACTTAACTTCTGGTGTTACTGGTGTTAATGCTTCTACTGACTTAGCTGAATTTGACGCTATTTTAGCAGAATTTGACAAACAAGGTGCTATTGAAGAAAACATGATGTTTGTAAACAGAGCTACTTCGTTAGCAATGGACGATATGTTAGCTTCAATGAATTCTTACGGTGCTGGTGGTACTTCTTACGGAGTATTCAACAACTCTGAAGATATGGCATTAAACTTAGGTTTTTCAGGTTTCAGACGTGGATCTTACGATTTCTACAAGTCTGACTTTAGATACTTAAACGACAAAGCTACAAGAGGTGGTATCAACGATGCTGCTGGTGGTAATGCAATTAGAGGAGTTATTGTTCCAGCTGGAACATCAACTGTTTACGATCAACAATTAGGATCAAATCTAAAAAGACCATTTTTACACGTACGTTACAGAGCTTCACAAACTGACGATAGAAGAATGAAATCTTGGGTTACTGGTTCTGTTGGGGCTGCTACGTCTGCTTTAGACGCGATGCAAATACATATGTTATCAGAAAGATGTCTAGTTACACAAGGTGCTAACAATTTCATGTTAATGAAGTAAGCACAAACTATTGAAAGAACCGGGGCTTCGGCCTCGGTCCTTTTATTTTTATTAATTTTTATTATATTATATTATGGCTAAAAAAGCAAAAACAAAAGTCTCAAACCAGGCAGATCCTGGAGATGAGCATGTAGAACAAGTAGCGGTTATGGAAACTCCAAAACCGGTGGTTGAAAAACCAAAAGTAAAAGAAAAAAAAATACCATCTAATAAATGGGAAATTAAAGATAGAGTGTACACTTTAACAGGTAATAGAAAGCCACTGTCTAGATCAATAAAATCTGCAAACGTATACTGGTTTGACGAAGAAAAAGGATACGAAAGAGAACTTAAGTATTGTCAAAATCAAAAAACACCGTTTGTAGATGAAATGCAAGGTGACCAAAGATTAGAGCATATTATTTTTAGAGCTGGATCTTTATTTGTTGAAAAATCTAAAACAACTTTACAAAAATTATTATCTTTATATCACCCTCATAGAGACGTGATATACGAAGAATATAAACCACAAGTAGAAGCTGCAAATGAGTTAGATATGTTAGAAATGCAAGCTGATGCAATTATCGCAGCAAGAAACTTAGATGTAGATATGGCTGAGGCTATTATGCGTGTTGAAGTTGGTTCTGGAGTGTCTAAGATGAGTTCTAAAGAGCTTAAAAGAGATTTACTTATATACGCTAGAAATAATCCAGCGTTATTCTTAGATCTTTTAGAAGACGAAAATATTGTTCTTAGAAACTTTGGTATTAAAGCAACAGAAGTTGGTATATTAAGACTATCTTCTGACAATAGAACTTTTTCATGGGGTTCTAATAATAGAAAGCTAATGAATGTTCCGTTTGACGAGCACCCATACACAGCTTTAGCGCATTGGTTTAAAACTGATGAAGGTATGGAAATCTATTCAAACATAGAAAAACAATTACAATAATCAAACTGTAGGAGCGGTCGCTCTTCGGGGCGACTGCAAACTACAAAAAAATAAATTATGGCAGTAAATATAGATACAGTATATCAAAAAGTTTTAGCTATTGCTAATAAAGAGCAAAGAGGCTATATAACACCTCAAGACTTTAATTTATTTGCTGATTTTGCTCAAAGAGATATATTTGAACAATATTTTTACGATATAAATCAATTTAGCAGAGTTCCTGGTAATAGCACGGAATACTCAGATATGCTAACTTTGTTAGAAGAAAAAATTGCTATTTTTAAAAACATAAAACTTTTGATATTTCAATCTCCTTATTATCAAAAACCACAAGAACTATACAGAGTTGGAAGTTTAGAAACTGGTTTTGGAGAAATAGAACAAATAAACCACAAGGAATATTTAAATATAAAATTATCACCTTTGGCAAAGCCTACTTTAAAAAGAGCTGTTTATATAGACATGCCTCAAGGTTTTAGGGTTTATCCAACGTTTACAAACAATGTGCAATGTCATTATATTAGAAAGCCAAAAAAAGCTGTTTGGGGTTACAATATAATAGGAGACAACGCACTTTATGACGCAACAAACTCTATTGACTTTGAGCTTCACCCTTCGGAAGAAACAAGTTTAGTTATAAAAATATTAGCTTTAGCTGGTATTGCTATTAAAGATCCAACTCTTTATCAAGCAGCTCAATTAGAAGATCAAAAAAACACTCAACAAGAAAAATCATAAAACATGGGATTATTAGACGGAGCTTATAACACACAAAACGATATTACTGGAGAAGGAGAACTTATAGATCTAGGTTTAAATTCAAAAATATACTACGATGGTGCTGATGGAAGCCAAGGAAGTGGCGTTGCAAACTATGGTAATTATCAATTCACATCGCTAGAAGACATTATTAATTCTTTTATCGTTGCTTATGTTGGTGAAGACAAAATAATAAGTAAGATAAGAAGAACTGATGTTGCATTTCACGCTCAAAGAGCTTTAGCAGAGTTAAGTTTTGATACTTTAAAGTCTGTTAAGTCTTTTGAAAGCGATGTACCACCTTCTTTAACAATGCCGTTACCTCAAGACTACGTGCATTACACTAAGGTTTCTTGGGTTGATGCTGCTGGAATAAAGCATATTATATATCCAGCGTCTAAAACTTCAAACCCTGTTTCTTACCAACAAAAAGCTGACGGCGGTTTAAAGTACGAAACAAATACTTGGAAAGTTAATATTATTGGAGCTTATTTTGAAAACGGAGCTCTTAAACAATCTTTCACTGGACAGCCTGGAGCGCTACTTATAAATCAAACAGTAGATAAAATAGTAACAAACCAATATGTAGAGTACGGTATAACAAGATCTGTAGATTCTTTTGGCAATCGTATGACGTCAGACAACGACTTTGTTTCTAAAACACCAATACCTAGATTTAAAAGTGAAGTTAGAGTTACTTTAAAAGGTGTAACTAAAACAATAAATTCAGTTACTTCAAATAATCTTCAAAACGCAAACTACGGTAAAACTATAAGTCAAGGTGGAAACGCGTCAAATGATGGTATGATAATACAATTGTTTGAAGATCCAAATGGTCTTTCTGTTGGCATGACAGTTTTTGGTCCTGGTATACCTGACAATACAACAATAACATCTCTCGATGGTATTACTACTGCAGAAACATATCCAGGCAAAGCAATACTTATAACAAATCCTCAGTATCAAGAGTGGAAGTTAATGGATCCAGCAAATAGACCTGTTAGAAATCCTGGAAAACCTTTAACAACGATAAACGCTAGCCTGTATGGTAAAGAAATAATATTTGTTGATTTAAACAAAGAGTCTAAGGCTTGGTCAAAATACAAGTCACACACTTCCGTTTTAAACTCTAATTCATTTGATGATTATGAAGACGATATTTACTGGCCAAACGAAGGAGGTAGATACGGTCTAGACCCTCAACATGCACAATCAAACGGCTCTTACTACATAGATGATGCTAGTGGTTTAATGCACTTTAGCTCTAATATTTCAGGAAAAACTGTAATCTTAGATTACTTGAGTGATAGTCTTGGGACTGATTCTGAAATGAAAGTACACAAGTTTGCTGAAGAAGCAATGTACAAGTGTATAGCATACGCTATTATGTCAACAAGAGCAAACGTTCAAGAGTATATAGTTCGTAGATTTCAAAAAGACAGATTTGCAGCGGTGAGAACAGCTAAGCTAAGATTATCAAATTTAAAACTAGAAGAGTTAACTCAAATTTTAAGAGGTAAATCCAAACAAATAAAACACTAGTATATGGCTGAGATTAAACATGTTTTTAGTCAAGGTAAGATGAATAAAGACCTTGATGAAAGACTAGTACCCAATGGTCAATATAGAGACGCATTAAACATACAGGTTTCTACTTCAGAAGGTTCTGACGTTGGAACAGTTCAAAACATATTAGGAAACTTAAATCTTCATAATTATGATTTAATTCCTGCTGGATCTAAATGCGTAGGCGCTATTGCTGATGAAAAAAAGAATACTTTTTACTGGTTAACTGCACATCAATATAAAGATGCTATATTAAAATATGATGGTGAAACTGGTTTAATAACTCCAGTTATTATAGACACCAATAGAAATGTTTTAAACTTTAATAATAGTGGTGAAATTTTGGTGACTGGCATAAACATAATAGACAACCTTCTTCTTTGGACAGATAATATTAATGAGCCAAAAAAAATAAACATAGACCTATGTATACTAGGTACTGACAATACTGGTTTTTATCACACACATTTAATATCTCCAAAAACAAATATACAATATTCAGATAATATTCTTTTAGAAGAAGAGCATATCACTGTTATCAAAAAATCGCCATTAACTCCTATTTTGATTAAATCTGAATTTGAAAAAAGAATAATATCAATATTACAAAACCAAAATCCTTTTGCGCTCAACAATGTATTAAAAGAAGTTGACGACACGTTTGAATGTACGTGTTTAAATTTTGCAGGTGGATTTAGCTACGAAGTATCTGACGAGTTATTGTTTTTAAATGGGCCAGGAAACCTACCTGATCAATTCCACGTGAGAGCTAAGGTTTTAGAGGACTTGAGCGGCCAAACAAATCCTTTTGGCGGAACGTTTCCATCAAATCATTATAAATGTAGAATACTTTCAATATCGCCCACAACCCCAACAAACAGTTTGCAAGGTAGTTTTCAATTGTCTTAC